GGGTAACAAAAAAATGCTTGAAAATTTATGTCGTTATTCGAACGTTTCAACGTATTCCTGGAGCGGATCGTTCAAATATTCTTTGTTGAAGAGTTCCGGGGTGCAGAGCATGGCCGCTTCGAGGCGATCGATGACCGGTTCATTAAGGTCGGCCAGCATCATCCCTAATTCGGATATGGCTGCTGACGGACTCTTATCGGAGGGCAGAGCGGCCAAAAGAAGTTCAATGTCTTTGTTCTTATAGCTCATATCCTCGATGCTGGAGATTATATAAGCGGCCATGTGCAGCGTCTTAGCTCCCGTACTGAATATTTCACGGAGTTTCCGGTTCACATGGTTGACTCCCGAACGTTCATCGTCCTTCAGGCGAATTTTACCACGTTCATCGGTTGGATATCCTTTACGGATGATACCAAGCAGATCGATAGCGTTGTAGCGATCCTGCCATTCGGATGATTTCTTGGATTGAAAGGGCTTCATAAGACACCTCCTTCCTGTAATAAGAACATATCGTAGATTCCACCCATTAGGAATACACCCAACAGGATAGTGAATAGTTTGATGACCATTTTCAGGTCGGCCACGTTTTCAATGGGAATTACATCTTGCCAGGGTTCAGGAAGACGATTCTTCAGGTTCAGTACTACGGCAAGAACGGCTTGCCAAGAAAAAATTCCCGTTTCGTGGGATAACGTTGTTTGTAGGGTACTGTTATTTACCGACAAACAAATGTTTCTTCGTTTGGACATAATTAACATTGTTTTCGAATGGCGAAAAAAAACGGTTTCGCCTGTCCCTTTGTCCTACGCCGAAGAAGGCAGTTACGGCCATTAAGCCGTATCAAGGGGGTACGAAACCGTTATATCATAAATATATATGCATGGGCACAAAAAAAAGCCGACACAAAGATGCTCGGCGGTCACCCGCCTTCTTCGAAATAGGACACTACAAATATGGGAATTAAATTTGAGTTGTGCAATAAAATCGTTTTATTTTTTACTGATTATCAGTGTGATTATTCGTATATTTGTGAAAAACAAAAAGTTATGAAAAGAGATTTATTTGAGTATTTATTCGAAAAATTACTTGTGTTTCTTATTTCGTCGGCAATATCGACATTGATAATAATTGTTTAGTTTTGCGCTAATGGAAAATTAGAATTACCTTTTTGGAAATAATCCTTTAAAATCCAAACGGTTAATTTTTTTCAGATCAAAACTCATTTGCGATAGACATTCTTTGTAATTCCTCCCTCTCGTAGAACTCTGGCGTTTTTTCAAAACCATATCCCGGTTCTACTATCAATTGATAACCCCATTCATTTTTTGAATGAGGTTAATGAATACAAAGCAGACGGGGAAGCTCTTGAATATCTGGATTTTTATTTCTGTTACGATGTTACCTCCTTCCTGTCGTATTACAGCAAACGTCTTTCGCTTGCCGGTCTCGAACGAATCACAGGAGTTTCGCAAGGTCAATTGAGCCACTACATGACAGGCCGCAGGAATCCAAGCCATAAAACGGTCGAACGCATACAAACTGCCCTTCGTTCGTTTGGCGCAGAACTTAGTACCATTAGCCTCGTATAGCCTTATCACAACCGCCCTGCCTTTCACGGGGCGGTTCTTTTTAAATACAAACGAATATAAATGTCAATAAAATTTGGATGAAATGAAATATTTAACACAATAGGTAAGTCTAATACTCTGATTTCTTTATAAAAAAGGAATGCCCGAACATCACTGCCCAGGCATTCTATAATTACGTTAACCTACTACATATGGTAGTAGATTTGACAAATATAGTCAGTTTATTTGTCAAATCAATCTTTAAGCCCAAAACTTCGGATTTTCTGTACTTTTTAGATTTGTATTATTATCCCTTCATCGCTTCCATATAAAGCCATATTTTCCCTTCGGGTGCATCCGGGTCGTTGAAGTAGAACGATATGGCATCTTCTATGATGCGTTTCTCGTGGTCTTCAGGGAACCATTCGCTGAATTTCACTTCCTTGTCGTGCCAATGAGCATTAAGGGCGACGTATATGTCGTAGGGAGTAGCGTTTCCAGGTATAGGATAGCCCTTGACAGCGTTCGATACCTGCTCCATGTTCCAGTGCTCGCTTTTCACGGTTTCCCCCTTCCGGTTCTTATGGAAAAGACAGGAAACGTCCTCGCAGGCAAATGCCTCGTTGTAATGCGGACCGCAAAACGAGACGTGCAAGGCACGCATCGACCTGTCATATACTTCCGGCGATTTTTCTTTCAAGCAGGCCATCGCGCTGTCTATTGCCTGTACGGCTTCCCACATCCGTTTTTCAGATACGAAGCCCTTTGCATGGTAATCCTTTATCAAATCTTTGTAATTCATTGTTTGTTTGTCTTATTTGGTGAATATAGCTTTCAGTTCCTGGAAATCAGCAGCTGTGATGCGGATGGCATTGTCGCCTCCAAGCATCATGTTCGTTAGGAGGTTGTCGGGTAGTTCCAGCAGGATACTTCCGTTCCCGAATGTGCCTTGTATGAACCCGAGGTCAAACGGATAAGACTTCATTGTTTTGAAAAAGTCCATTGCATCGTCAAACAGCATCTCCTTATCATAGTGTCCGTTTTCATCGGCAAGAAAGAGCATGGCCCCTTCCACCTTCTCTATGATCTTCTGGTCGTGCTGGACAATCAAATTATGTACACCACGCTTCAGATACTTCGCTGCGGGCTTTACAGCCGGGTTTGATAAGGCGAACGCATCTATTCTGCCGCTGGCCCATATCTCGATTGAGTTTGCCAATTGTGTCTTCAATGACAGTGCTTGTGCTTTCAGTTCCATACGTCTTATTTTTTAGGTTGTTTGGGCTGTTTGCCTTGTTTGGCCTCTATGAATTGTTGCCAAGTAAGATGCGAATACTGCGTCATATATTCATTCATCAGCGAGGCATTCCTGTTCGCTTCTTCAGATGCAGATTTCTTTATTTTTTTTGCCATCGAAAGCAGGTTGTCCAATGCTTCTTTACCGTCCGAAGTCCCTTCGACCACCGGGCGTAGCATCTTCATGTTCTCGCGGTTAATGATGGCAGCAACCTTGTTCTGTGCCTCTTGGTATTCCGGACTGCTGTTCAGGGCTTCTACTTCCACATCCGACAATTCTTCCACAAACTTGTCTATTTCATCCCATACTGGGCTTTGGCTCTGGCTCTGCCTGGTGCCGAGATTCTGTTTTTGCATCCTTATTTGTTGCAGGGTGTTCTGAAGCTGCCTTTCGTAGGCCTCCATTTCATTGTCGGCGGCATAAGCCGGTTGTCCTAACAGCGGGTCGGCATTGCCTATGAATACATTGTTTGCCATAATTTTTTTTGTTAGTGGTGATTATATGGAAGAAAGCGGCAAGCCCCGAAGGGCCGCCACTAACTTTTCTTTTTGCGCCGGGGCTTAGTCTTGGCAGGTTTTATGCTGTCATACAGCTTCACCGGACGCGCTTGCATTGGGAAACCCGCATCCGCAATTGCGATAGCTTCCATAACCGGAAACAACCGGAGTGTTAGGAAGAACCAGCTCACCCTTGATATTGCGGCAATCCAAACGGTTCGTGTAGTTGACAGAAGCAGTGAATGCCCGGTCGATCTCGCACTGGATCAGCTTGTCCTGGTACGGGCGGATAGCAGCCCCTACGGCAACCTCTTTTTCCAGGTGGCAGATGCGTGCGTTCAATGCCGCAAAACCGTCGACCTGGCTTTTGTACAAGCCGAATGCCGCGTTGTTCAGTTTCTCCGTCTGATAGTCGTTCAGGTCACGGATTGCTTTGTAGTTGCCAAAGTCTCCAGTTACTTGAGACTGATAAAGCTGGAATTTTTCGGCTACGTCTGTATTACGATGGTCGTAATCGGCCTGCATCCCCGACACCTTCAGCCCCCACATGGCATTTGTCAATGATAGAGCTTCTTCACACCCCTTTTCCCAGGCCATGAATGCTGTAGGAGCACCGGCACCATAACCTGCACCTCCTGCCATCGTGTTGATGTTAACATTCTCGGGCATACCACCGCCCCAGTTTCCACCGCCGAACAATCCGCCGCCACGACCACCCCAAAGACGGGCCACAGCCACGCCTCCGAGCACTGTTCCGACAATACCTAACGCGCGTGCGCTGTTGTCTGTCGCATGCTTCTTGCCTTCTTCGTGGACAATTTCTTTCTCTTTGATTATTTTTTCCGCTTCCATACTGATATGAAATTTTTATGTTACATCCGGGTAACCCGGACACCACAAAAGACCTCATAAGTCCCTTGTATCGCAATTATCTTGTGGTAAGGTTGTTGATAATTCGACGTGAATTTGTTGTAGGGTGTGAAAAAGCAGATAATGACGTTTTATCCGGTCGGGATAGATATTTTTCAGTCGGTTGACCGCTTGTTGCGTGAGTCCGGTCAGATCGGAAATGAGACTTTCACTGAACTTATATTCAACTAGGATTACAATCAGCATACCACGAGCGTCCACGTAGATTTCCTTATTACTACTGAACATCATGACCGGATCGGTCAAACAAACCCGGCAGACGGTTTCCACCACAATCCTATAAACATCATGAATAACTTTCATACTTAAATTATTAAGGGTTAGAGAACAAAAAACACACTTGTATGTTTTATAAGGGAAGTCCTCTCTAAAACATCCGCGTGTGTTTTGTTCCCCTTCTCGGATCGTGGTGGTGAAGGATGGGGAATATGAGAGGACTTCTTTTTAATCTGCCTCTCTAAGATTTTTTCATGATAAGGGTTCCAAAATGGCACCCTTATCTTTTTTGCCTTATCAGCCATCGCACACAGTACGACAACCCTATTATACCGGCAACGGCCAAAAGGCTTATGGCATATCCACCGGCATCCATCTTTATCTGCTGCCAACGGGTCAATTTTTTTTCTACAGGATAAGGGACTTGTATCTCTTTATTCTTAACCGATAGTAGCGAATCATATTTAGCCTGCAATTCTGACTTTTCCTGATATAACTCTCGATACCGGTTTCTCTCCCTATACAGCTCCATCCGAGTTACATTCCCTTGTGCATCCATCACTATAACAGTAGAATCTTTGATAACTGTCGAATCGCGATATGATACTTTTTCCTTTATAGCGACCGAATCACGCACAATAGTGGAATCTCTCTGTTCCGATTGACTTTCAACTGGTACATAAACAGTTTGCGTACGACACCCTACCAGCCAAAGGGCAAGATACACATACAATAATAATTTTCTCTTCATACGTCAAGATATTTTTTGACAGACATGAACATCTGTCTCATGGTCTTGACATAATTTGGAGAAGTGGCATAACGGCTACCAACTGCATCCTGTATCTTTTCCACAAACTTATCAGGGTCTAGGCGGTATGGCCAAGCATCGGCATATCCAGGTTTCTTTAAGATGGCAAGGTAATCACGTAGGCAATCGTCTACCGTATCGTACTGCCTAAAAAGACGTTTGACCTTGTATTTGTAACGACCGTTACCAAGATCCGTTACAGATAGGACTTTTTCCGGCTGCCGAAAAGAGACATCCGACCGATTAAAATACTCCGTAGTCGTTACCAATTCTACCGGACCGTTCCAACTGCTCCCTTTCGTGATTCCGAACAGGTTATTACCTATTGCAGATTTTCCCCAGCCACTTTCAAGAGCAGCCTGGGCTGTTACAAACAAAGGAGATATTTCGCCAAGGCGCTCGGCTGCCGGGGATATCCAGGCTACAAATTTTTTTGGTGTCATGGGTTCATGTTTTTATTTTGTTTTGAATTATAGAAGTCTTCCAAAAAACTGATTTTACTGATGAATTTAACAGTCACCACCCAATAGAGAAAAGCGATCGTTTTGGAATCCGGGAACCGTATATTCAAATTTCTAAGAGTGTTCCCTACATAATAATAGATCATCACCCACGATATCCAGGAGGAAAAGGTCAAGATGGACTCTTTCGATTCCTGCATCATAATGCCGGTCCAATAGGCCAAGAATATAATCGTGAAATAGATAATTAGCAAAGTGAAAGCGCGGCGGAATTTCCGCTTTATCCAACGTCCATGATCGGCAAGGACACCGGCAACTATGTCAATAGTAGCCCATACGGCAATGACATATAAAAAATTGAATATTGGCGCGTAAAAATTAGCAATCGATGTAAAAGATACGATCAGAAAAACCTTTGTCCATCCGTAAACATCAGCTAATGCACTTGTTGCCGAAATCAATATTTGAAGAAATCTATTCATGCTGTTTGTTGCTTCTCTTATATACAAACATAGCTTATAGCTTTAGATATCAAAAGGACAAAAACTACCGTCTATTGCCTCCTCCCATTACGAATACCGGCTTCGAACTATCGTTTTTCCATCGTTCAACCAGACCATATCCCGGAACATTTTCATAATAATTCGGATACTCGGAAGGGTTAGCACGTAAGATGGATTTGGCAAGCGCTATTTCATTTTCGGCCAACATTTTGCATTCGTTCGGCTTATAGTCATGTATACTGTCCGGCTTACTCAGTTCCTCGCTTTGGGGAATGGTGAGCAAGGCAAGTGCGGTCTGCATATGTTCTAACAGATCCTTGTCTGTTTCTGTCAGTTTCTTTTCCATCTTACGGGTTATTAATTGTGCGATTACCAATGTTCCGAATGCCGGACGCAGTTTCGTCCGCTCTATAAGACGCAGGGCTGGATATATACGGTTAAACAAAATACGGCTGTTGTTGATATTTACAATCTCGTTAAACTCACGTGCTGTGAAGATCAGGCAGCCGGTTTTACACCAATAGCTGTCGCTTTGTTTCCAAAGCTCATTATCGGTCTCATCTGTGAAATGGATACTGTTGTCTTCTAGATAAAGTAGGAGTTGCTCCACTGCATCATTGGCATGTGTAAAGGTTGCCTCTATCAGTTTGTCGGAACGATCTTTACTCGCAGGGGTCATGTTAGACGAAGATCCGACAGTCAATCCCCCTGAGGTATTAATAGTAACATTCAGTGCCGGGATCGCACCATAGATTCCGAACAGGATAACGACCGCTTGTGAACGCTCCAACAAATCCGGCGTATGTTCGTTTATATATTCTCCATCCGTCTTATATTCGGCAAGAAGGAACCGGTACAACGGTTGCCCCAATATCGGTAACAGATGGGTCCGTTCGGCCGCATTCAGATAAGGTTGGATATTAGGCGTTTCATCTTCTATAAACGAAGTGTTCGGGAACCATTGGTTGATTTCGGATGTGTTCGTTACTAACATATACTCTAGATTTGAATTACTTCCAGCGAATTTACTTCTTTTCTCCCACTATCATTAAGGACAAAAACACCCTGCGCAACCTAATGGAGAGCGCAGGGAATCATAAAATTTGGTATAATTTATACGATTGCTACATTAAGTGATGCATCTTTCTGAATTGTGTATCCGAGTAGTGTTAGCAACTGTCTTTAGATGTATAAGCATAATCCTCTATCGTTCATAAAAAAAATACCAATGCAACCAATTGACCATTTCCTTCTATAATCAATTCTTCATTTCTTCCACTCCCTGCTTGTTCTTGTCCAGCGTTGTCAAGATATGGACGGGAATATCGAACTTTAGATGCGGATCAAGTTCGTTGAAAGCTTTCATTACCTCCAATGGATAAAGGATCATTTTTTTCATCCCGAACAGATATAATTGCTGAAGCGTATTCAGTTCTCGCGCTTCAGTACCGCTCGCCATTTTGTCTTTGCCTGGTATAGCTCCTACTGTTTGCGGATGGATACCCATCGCGAAAAGCATCACATTGGCAATCTCTGCAATGTCTTCCTTTACATCACTACCTTTCATCGGATTTTCGATCAGTTCTATCTCCACCCATTTTACTTTTTGACCGTTTATGGTCTTCGAAATGGAAATCAACGTTTTTCCGTTGTTCTTTGGGTCTTTAATGAAGCTGGATATATCGTCCATCAGATCATTAAAGACTTTTTCCCTATCATCGTCCGTCTGGGCATTCCGACGTGTTTGTTCATATTTGATATATTCTTCATCGATATGGATGATATACTTGAACATGGAGCTATTCTCCATCATGGTCGCACGACGGGAAAACATGGCTAACATATATGAGAATATCTGGCTTTTGAAGATTGTCCACCAAGATGGAAAACTGTAATAAAATTTGCCAGGTGTAGGTATACACATGGGGATAACATAGCGGGTCGTCCTATTTTTGATTTGCTTGACATTTTGCTGTGCTTTCACTTTCTCACGTAAATCAGCAACAGCACGTTCCGGGTCAAGTGCGTTTATTACGATTTGTCGGAGACTGTCATCAGGATGGTCAGGCTTTATAACATTGCTATCTTGAGCAAATGAATTGCTATAAACGCAATAATTAATTTTACCATATTGATCCTTTATTCCTTTCCGAGTACAAGTCGTATCTAAAAAAGAAAGACGGCGCACCATCGGTTTCCATTCCTTGTCTGGCTCACCTACGTTCAGCTCCAACACTGGATACCAGTTCCAGAAGTAATTCGCATCAGAGGCTTGTTCATATAACCAATGAGTCAGGTTACAATCCTCTTCAAACCGCAACAAAAAATCGTTTGTCATTTTCCAGCGCTGATAATCCAATTCTAATTCTTTGATTTCCTCGGACCGGTCTACCGGTTTGCGTTTCGTACCCGGACTAACAAATCCACTTTCCACTCCGGCATTTTCCATTTCGTTGTTCAACTCGTTGATCCGTTGTCGGATCCATACGCCAGCATGTCGGTAGTCTATCTCTTCTTCCTCTATCCTGCCGTTCCGGTAGATGGGATACGTGTAAGTAATCTTGATGCCGGCCGAAAATGTGCTTTTAATCAGATGGTTTAACGACGGAGCCACATACGGACTTTCGTTTGCCCTGAAAATTATATTTTGCGGTAATTGGTTATCCGCTCCCCATTGGACATAAAGTTTATTAGCGTCCGCCTTGTTGTCCGAACGCACCTGTTGCGCAGTCTCGCCGGAAACGAAGAAATTGCTCCCGTCGTCTTTTGGGAAATTGGTAACAAGGGCGGATATTCTTTCATCACCCATATTCAATTCGACCACGCGAATCCCTTTCATGCCCATTACATTATCAGCTACCGTGCGACTCATATCACGACCTCCTTCCCATTAAACTCAATAAAATGCAACAGACGAATCTTTCGCGTTTCCTGGCTGACAGGCGTGTAAATATTAGCTGTACCATTGTGATAAGTACTGGTGCATATGGCGTTTTCAAAAAGGGCAACAGCCCCGTCCTTTTTCAGTACGCGGCCGGAAAAAGGGATTGCCTTGCCGGAATCGTCCTTACGCTCCAGCTCGGCTATTACTTGCTTGATATGGATTACTGGTGTCATTGTCATTTATTTTAATTGTTTTCCGGCAACGGAAGGTTTCTAACCCCTGTATTTCGCAGGAGTGTAGATCTACGCACCGGCAATACAAACTCATCCTTAAAGTTTCGCGTTTGAATCTGAAACCCGTTTTGGTCCAACTGATTCAAAATCTTTTTTAACGGATCAAAACCTGTTGGAGACTGGAATGCATTAAACGTATGCCGAAGGTCATTTAGCGTCATGTTAATTGTTTCCGGATCTTCCTGATTCATGGCCGGCACATAATCCCGCACGAATGCCCGTACCAGCGGATCGTCAGCCGGCTTGTCCGATTCGCTCCCTGTTTGCACTCCGTCTTCTGGATCTGAATTTCTTCGATAGGGTTGTTTTTTTCTTTCAAATGGTCTCATACACTTTGTTTTTGTGGAAAGTTATATGTTAATATCACATAGGGAAAGGACAAAACATATTTGTCAATCCGAATATTGATGCAAAGTCCTGGATGTTATCTTACACAGGTCCGGACGTCCCATAACATAGTCTATACGTTCTATCAGTACTTTCTGACCGGCGATGATCTTAGGATAGGCTATATTCATATTGGTTATTACATATACAGGCATAAAAGCGTCACAAACTATATGCTGATTGGCATGTAATAGCATATTGTCCCTCTTTTGGTAAAACTGATTATAGATATTGTCAGTTGCTCTTTTGATTGGATTAAAATTGGATTCTACGGGGATTTCGTTTGCGACCAAAGATAGATTTCCCCATTTTTCACCCAATTCGTTATATGACCATATAGTCCCGGCGTAATAAGAGTAATAATCGCTTAATATTTGATATCCTTTTCCCGGTTCAGGGCTCGTTCCTTCAATAGAATTAGGCATCTTTATCGTTTGAATACCAGGAGTAGAAAAGCACATTATTATATCCAAATTACTGTCTTGTTCTTCCTGCGGATTCAACTCTCCCGAAAGAATAAGTTCTGTGTTTTTATGCGCAACTCCCCCTATAAAGGGGAAAGTCAAAGTCCAAGTAATTTTCACCTGTGGATGACCAAAATAATAAAGGATAGCAGCTTCTGAAAACGGTATTTTATCGGATGTTCCAAGATCTTCAATCTCAATATTTGCCACTGGTTCATGTTTCAGTGTGTAATTTTCATACACCGATTCTGGAAGTGATTGAACGGGGGTATACACTATTGAGATTGACATAGGATCTTGAGGTTCCCATGTATTGATATTCCTAATGTATTGTGAAATATCTTGATCCGGGGTTTTATCTAATACATTATTCCAACTCACAATTTCAATTTCATTTCCGTGTTCTAAAAATTCTATTGCAAATTTTTTTCTCATTAATTCGAGAAAATCTTCAACTGTCAAATCATTCGGCAATAATTGACTGTAATCCAAAACTCCAGAAACAATAGCATCCGCCGTATTATTCAATAAACATAGCCGTTTTAATGATGTATCCATATCAAAAACATTAGAAACAAGCGTATAACCGAAATAGGCAAGCAAATGTCTCAACACGAATCCAACTCTAAGAAATGGAGTTACCCCATACCCGACAGGCACAGTAAATTTTGTGGCCTCTTTATCGAATCCGCTATAATAAGTTCTTTTGTTCCATGCAGAAAAAGATATCGATTCTTCATATGATGCAGTCTGATTTAAGATCAGTTTTTGCATGTTCGTTGTAAAATTCAAACTTTCCTCCTTGTATATAATAAAATCATAATCGGTTACTACACTGAATATGTAATAATCCGGATTCAAATTATTCTTATTTCCCATAATATCAATAAAATGATCCATCCAGTATCGAGCTTTTGTCTCGGCATCTTCTCCCGCTCCCTGCATGACTGGCCAATTAACATCTTTCATCTTATGATCTTTGATTTTTTCATATAAGCGCCCTTCATTATAATAAAATGTACAATCTATTCCGTTCTTAGAATCAGCAGTATTGATAAAAAGTGTCCCTTTATTCCAAATGGATTTATCAGAGAGAATGGCCGGAGTTTTACGCATAGGGCGTTTAGTGGATACACCACGATGTTGCCATCCAATCAGTTTCATATTATGTTCACTAGCCGGTAACGTCAGAGGCACACTCTGGCTACCTTCATCAGTTAAGAAAGGGTTCGTGCGGCTCAGTTCGGGATGGAAGTCGGCCGGTAACTGAAATTCTTTTAGTGGGTTGCTGTTGTCGTCAATGTATATGTGCATATCGATATCATTTTTGTCTGTTATTTCCGGCTCCCTCGTTTGATGGATGCTTGCAGCCGGTTGTTTTCCTCGTTGAAATGGCTGATATTAAACCGAGTGAATACACCATTTGTCTTCAGATACGCAAGTAGGTCGTTCGTACTCTTCATGATCGCTTTCATTTCCGGATCTACAGACGGAGTGACAATCGGAATCGAAGTTCCCACACCGCCACCTTCGGCATATCCTTGCCGGGGGAGCGGATTCGCCTTCGACTTGCTCTGCCGGATATATTCAAGCGTTTGTACCGTGTTGAAAATGGCAGGGTTCTCCATCATCCATTTGGGTACGATGTATTCGCCACCGTGTACAAAGCCCTTCACTTCATACACGCCACCGTCACCGGAATAGCCTCCAACAGAAAAAACGCCGGTTTTGACAACACGCTGGCCGGTTCCACCGGAGGAAGAGGATTTTTCGCTACCACCTTTAATAGCAGACTTAATAGCCGCTTTGGCTACGGAAAGGGCAGCAGATATAAGTCCAGCCATAACCGCAGCTCTTGCTGCACCGGATGCTCCGAAAGTTAACACGGAATCAGGAGTTGCATACGATTCGGATGTGGCCTTAAAGGTTGCTTTCACTGCTGAAGCAGCCATTTCTGCCGTCCAAATATTGACCAATTGTTCCAAGACATTGAATGTGATATCGATCATAGATTCACCGAATGCCCGCATCGCATCTTCGCCCCCGCTAAATAATCCACCGAAAGCATCTCCTAAGCTCGATAAAGATCCCTTAACAATTTCGTTATATCGGTTTTGGATCTGTTCCTGTTTACGGCTTGCTGCATCCAATAAGGCAATCTGCCTATCAGCATTATTCTGTTTCAGTTGGGTTATTTGATCCTCCGTTAATCCACTAACTTCAAGTCGCTTGTTCTGGTATTCAATTTCTATTTCTAATAATCGAGTCTTATACTCTTGTTCAGTATAAATACCGTTTAGGCGGCTTTCAGAGGCTGCCAGTTCGGCTTCTGCTTGTAGCTGGTTCAATTTTTTTATTTGATCGGCGGCATCTTTGGCTCCTTTATCCTTATAATAGTTTGCTTCTGCCTCTTGTCCTTTTTGCCGAAGCATCTCGATTTGATTTTCATATTCTTCTTGCGAGATGAATTGTTTTTTCAAAGCGTCATCCAATAACAGGGAGGCATCATTATATTTTTGCTGAATCCGAATCAGTTCACGCTGATCGCGGCTTACACCTTTCAAATCAAAATCGTCATACAACTTATCCAACTTGTCCAAATATGCTTTTGTGTCCGATTCGGACTTATTGAACAGACGCAATTTCAGATCATAGAAACGCTGCTCTATCTCGGCACGCTTTTCTTTGTCCAGCCCAGAGACAGCCAATTTCTTTTCCAACCCCTCAAATTCGATTTTTTCCAGCATCTCGTTGTATTTCTGTTCGGTGGCAATCTCTTCATCACGGAACTTATCGCGGTTCACACGGGCCTGTATCAGCTTGGTCTTCTCCTGATTTACATAGGTATCTACAGCAGCAAGGGAAGCTTGCAAGCGTTTTTTACGCTCTTCGTCGGTTTCTGTGGGGGTACCGGCATTGCCTTCTACTACTTCTTTCTGCTTTTCCTGTATCTTTTTCAGCTTTTCGAGGTCAGCATCCAGATAGTTACCTGTCAATTCGGACAGGATACCTCGTTGTCGTTCCAGTTCTGCATTCAGTTCCTTCATTTGCGCCTGAGCTTCGGCAATGCGTTTCGGGTCTGTTATTTCAGATGCAATTGTTTGCGATGTTCCAAAAGAGGATGTTTGAATAGTGCTGAATTCGGTAAAAGAACCTTTTTCGCCAGCCTGTTTCACTATATCGGAAACTTTTTTGTATTGCTTTTCAAGCTGCTTTATCTCTTTCTCCGTTTCCGTGATCAGCGTCTTGTTATTCTGCTGCATGATAAGTTTTTGCGATTCGATAAATGCCCGCGCCCTATCTGTATTGACAGAGAGTACATTTCCATACTTATCCATTTCGGTGACAGCCTGCGGAATAGCTGCCCCTATTTGTTGCATGATTTCCTTCAAGCGCTGCTGTTCATCGGCAGCCGTACTGTCCTTCAGCTTGTCATATTCGTCAAGCAGCGGGGATATGTTACGGGTCAAATCTCGGACGGTCTTTACAGAATCATCGAACTTTTCTTCGGCAGAACCCACCCCGCGCGTCAACCGTTCTATTCCCGAAGCTACACCCTGCATCCAATCCACTATACCGCTACCAAGAAACCATCGGCGGATATTCTTGCCTATCTTCTCGATTGTCCCAGCTAAGTTATTGTTCTTTTTCTCATATTCGGCTTCGATGGATGTTGCCTCGGTGAAAGCCTTGTTAGACAGTTCCACTTCGCGCTTTAATACCTCCGTATTGGAAGAGAGGGATGCGATAACGGCTGTCAGTCGTGCACCATCCGATCCTAGGTCGCCCATGAGTGGAGCGATAGCAGCCAATCCTCCTTTGCCTGACAGTTTTTCCAATACCAACATCAAGCCCTCCCATGTACTCACATCCAGAGCGTCTTGCAACTCCTTCTGGCTTATGCCTATCGCCTTCGCCACTTGTCCGGTCTTGGAAACAAGGGTCGTGATTACCTTATTCATGGCAGTAGCCGATACTTCGACATTTTGTCCTAACTGATCAGACGCAGATGCCAATGCAAGTATCTGTGGCATCGAAATCTTAGCTTGGTTAGCGATACCACCCAATCGTTGGGCAAAATCCACCAGGTAAGCTTCACTCGCCGTACTGTTCTGTCCCAACTCATTGATGGCTGAACCTGTTGACAGAAGAGCTTTTTCCACACCTAATTTTTCCGTGATACCCAGTACATCATTCAGTTTCGCTATATTTTTGATCGCATCTTCTCCCAAGTCTTCGCCCAGGGCGACATTGATCTTATTTCCGGCATCGACAAACGCCAATACATTATCTTTACCTTTGATACCAATCTTACCAGCAGCAACTGCAAGTTTATTCAGTTCTTCTACAGAAGTACGGGTATCTATCCGGTTGATATCGTTCGAAAGTTCGGCAAGTTCCTGCCCGGCGATTCCGGTCGTCTTCTCAATATCGGAAAGCTGGTCGGAAAGAGCTACGTTCATCTCGTACATCTTCCTCATACCTGCCACAAGTTCATTAAACCCAGCATACACCAGTACGTATGATGCAAGACGTTTGGCAGTCTGGGCTATTTGGTTGAAGACCTTAATATTTTTTCCGCCTTCTTCATTGATCCTTGCGAGTTCTCCACGCAGGAGAGCTAATTGTTTTTTCCTTTCAGCGTATTTAGCCGTACTACGATCTAGCTTTTGCATGGATGCTTCGGTGGCACGGATGGCATCCTTTATGGCTTTGATGGGGGCGGTAGACAGTTTGTTTAAAACAGATGAAACATCTCTGGTCTGATTTGCCAATTCTCGTGCTTGCCTTCTGGTCTCACGGAATTCTTTATTCAGAGCATCAAGTCGTTGGGCCTCTTGCCCTGAAAGCCCCACCGATAGCCTTTTGTTACCAAGATCCTTTATTTCATTTCCAAGCGTTTCACTTTTCTTCCTGAGAACGTCAAGCATTTTATCAGCTTGTTTGCCGTCCAGCGTTAAGATTACATTTGCTTTTTGAGTATTGCTGGCCATCCTTATAATGCGTTAGTGTTGTTTATAAATTTGTCTGGACTGATATTTTGAATAATCATCAACTGTGCGTACTCGCCATATTTTCGTTCTAAGATATGCGATAAAGCATATACACGTTGTTTGAAAACAGGCATTAGCCACGGTTTAACCTGGTAGGAATATCCTGCCGTTTCCGGATATGGCCGCCCGGAATAAAAAATAGGATCGTGTTTTTTTTTCGTGTATTTTTCACCACGACCAACACCCAAATCCACATATCGTCCGTAATTGGCAAGAGTGAATACGATTTTGGTTTGGTCGCCTCCGGCAGCATTGTACACTTTTTTCTTTAGACTTGCTATGAGCTTGTTAGGATTCTTTATGTCTTGATATTGTATTTCCTTTATCCACCGTTGTATAACATTGGCTGCCCATCGATGAAGAATCTTTGCACGGGATTCATCGTGATGTAAATAATCATTAGCCGTCATCTGTTCCATATCGCCATAAAATTAGTGTTACAGCGAATTTAAGGTCCCTCCCATTTAGATTTAAGGACAAAAACACCCTGCATGAACCTCACGGCGGATGCAGGGTAACAAAAAATGCTTGAAAATTTATGTCGTTATTCGAACGTTTCAACGTATTCCTGGAGCGGATCGTTCAAATATTCTTTGTTAAAGAGTTCCGGGGTGCAGAGCATGGCCGCTTCGAGGCGATCGATGACCGGTTCGTTTAGGTCGGTCAGCATCATTCTCAATTCGGATATGGCAGCGGACGGGCTCTTATCGAATGGCAGGAATAAAAAAACGGTCCCGCCTGTCCCTTTGCTCTACACCAAGGCAGTTACGACCATTAAGCCGTATCAAGAGGGAGGGTATGAAACCGTTATATTAGAAATATACATACAGGCATAAAAATGCAGATACAAAAATGTTCGACGGTCACCCGCCTTTCGTGAAATAGTGCACTACAAATATAGAAATTATATTTACAGTGCACGAGAGAAATGCTCTTTTTTAAACATGAAGAATAATGCCAATTAGATAGACGATTAAAAAAGAAGCTATTTCAATCCAGAACATAGGCTTCGTTTCTATATACTTATCTCTCAATGTCCCTTCTTCCTGTTTAACTATGCTTAATGCCGTATAACCTACATATGGCAGCCAGGCGAGCAGCATAGGCCAAAAGTTTAAAGTTGCCCATGTCTGAGAGAATAATATGGCCATCATGGCACCGGCTATATGTCCCCGATATTGAAATTTATCCGCTTTGTAATCAGGGAAACACCCGACAACGATCATCCCGGCTAACGCCAGGTAAGCGAGAAACTCCGTCCCCGGTTTACTGACTTCTAAGATCGCTGGCATTAATACCATAGGACAAGCCCACATTGTAAAACGGAACCATCCTTTATGTTCAATGGCATAGAAAGTCGCACTGATTGAATAAGGTATACCTTTCTGCTTAATGCATACAGCGGTCGTATAGGCCGCAATAATCAAAATGGAAATAACAATTAACCAAATCATAAAAACTTGTCTTAAAGTACGTGCCGAATTTGGATACCGCCCGGCACAAAAGGCGGCATAAACTTATCTACAGGGTAATTTCGACATAATGGCCAACCAATGCGGACAAGTCCTGTACCAAGGCGATCCCACTATCCCGTATACACTTATAGGTTACATTGTCCTGTTTGTAATACTTACCGACTTCGAGGACCATTCCGGCAAATAAGGGATCATGGTCTTCGTTGTAGGGTATCGGATCTTCAGCTGTACCAGCATGTTCTTCGGTAACTTCATGCCACAGCGAATGTGCCCCTTGTCCCGGACGCCAGTCTTCTTGTGTTCGGTGAGCCAGGTCGCATTCAAATAGTTTGTCACCTTCCTGATATCGATCTCCCTTGTTAACATCAATTCCAACCTTCCATATCGGGTGCCGGTTCTTAACTCGTAATGCTTCAGATGCCGTTAAGCCGTATGTATTGATCTTTTCGTTAGCCTCCTTGTCCATTTGGTCAAGAGCCAGTAACCGGCTAAATTCCCTGTTAATCTCTACACCTTCCGGCAAAGCCCATTCTTCGCTTGCCAGCAGCTCCATAAACTCCGGGTCCGTAGATTCATATTTCGGAAATTCCTCGTCGCCGAAAGGTGATAGAAATTCTTCATGAAGGATCACCTTGCTTTGATCCGTGCTTGTCCTCATTTCCGGTAGGACTTCTATTCCGTGGGACTTTGCCCACACGATGTTTACAATTGCGTATTTCATATCCAATTAATTTTTAATGTTACTTTGCTTTTAGGGTTTGTAAATAGTTATATGCTTTGATACATTCGTCTTTGGAGAGGAGCTGGTTGTTGTAGATGCCCAAGTTTTTAAAAGCCATTTTGGTAAATATATTTCCACTATTCGCTATTAGAAAAGAACTATTAATATCAACTATATTACCATACTTGACCGATATTTCATTCCAATTACAATCATATACCCTACCATCAGAACATACCGCATTAAGGCCTTTAATTCCGCTTAAAATGTTTTTTATTGAATTAGAATTAATATAAATATCAAGTCCGGTTTTTGAGTTATAAATAAATAATTTAGGTACTTTTACCAAACCACAACCTTTATTTTCATCAATTATAAACTTCCAATCCCCAACAATCGTAAAATCCTTATCTATTTTAAAATCTGAAGAAGCTATCTTATCATCCACCCCATCAGTAACCAGATAGCCAGCATATTCACCTTCTTCATTGTACCCACTCCCTTCTGCAAACCCAAAATTCGACAGTACAAGATCATTACCATTGCCCGTAATGTTGGCAATAGTAGCACGATCTTCGTCCTCGTTGGTTTTGCCGGTGACTGTCCATGCCTGGTTGGGGAAGAGCCAGGGATAGATTTTGACGAAGTAGTCTTTGATCTTGGTCAGTTCTTCTTCGGTGGCGTCGTGGTCGAGAAATACAAGTTCCCAGATAGCGACATTAGAACAATTTCCGATGATGTTATTTAATTTTCCAACAAAAAGCGAGTTTGTCCCTTTAAAAGAACCTGTTGTTATAGGTACTCCTTTATAACTTTTAGATGTTTGATAGGTAAAATTATTTGGCAAATCCATCTCTATATTAACATTTCCGAAAGATACAGGTCTATTAACAAACTTATTAGTTGCATTATTACTGTTGTATTCTAAAACGAAAGCACCATCATTGAACCAATTCTTTACATTAGATACTAATCCAGAGATTCCTTCACCCATTGAAATCCACTGTCTCAACGCCACAACCGTATATCCCTTTTCCTTAGTCAAAATAGGGAAATTCTCACAAACACCATAATCGTCTACTCCGTCAAAGACGAGTGCACCAGGGTAGAGAGGTAGTTGTTCGATGGTAATTGATCCCACTTTACCCGCAGCATTAAAAAGATAAACAGCTAAAAAATCATCTTCTTTTATTGCAGGAATTTCAGTGATGCCATTAGGATTTAAAGGTACTTTTACTGTTGTAGCCGTTGATGTAGAAGGAGCATAAAATGACAAAAATAGATCACCTTCATTGTATCCTTCACTTGATATTTTTATGAAATAAGATTTATTAAATTGGTAAACATCCTTTGGTATATAAATAACGTGACCCATTCCTGAGGTTAAAAGGGTTACTTTAATAGAATTGCTACTTTGCTCATCAATTCTTACTTTATCTACAGTAGCATTGTTTCTGAAATAATTAAAATTCTGAACATAACCACCAACTCCACTCATTCCACCCCAAGCTAAATTCTTGAAGGATAGGAACCTACCTTTATGGTCCGCATCCTCAATCCTCGGATCGTCCATAGCCGCCATCATCTCGTTCGTCAAGCCGCCAAAATGCCAACGAGTGACATCGCCCGGAAGTACCGGAAAGCCATCGCCGGTACCGCCACCGGACCGTATTCTTTGTTCAGAAGACAGGGTATTCAGGTACAATCTGTTTAGCTGTACCTGGTTAAGCCCTATTTTGTTTAACTCGATCATGATTGATATGCTATTTTAGCCAATGTTACTTCAGCCCCACTCTCTATGCGAATGTGCATGCCGGCAGGTACATTAGGTATCTCAAAATCCAATTTATCCATCAGTGCCCATTTTCCCGAAATCGGAACACTTACCCAATCTTGTCCAGTCAATGACTGAAACAGACTCAGTTTACCATATGATCCTCCGATATTTGTTCGGGTTATTTTGATGTTAAACGGACCTGTTGCCTTGAACTCGCAAACATATAGTCCACCCTCTTTATAAAAAACCAAATCTTGTAATTCCATACTCTGTTTATTTAAATTGTACAACTCATTTTATCAATTTCACATTTATGTTAATCAATTCTTTCAAATGGGCATATACCGGATTAATCGTACCATAAAAGCAGTAATATTTCTTCCTTACACCGTCTTCCATTTCCGTGTAATACTTTTCCTGTTCAAGCGTCATGCCTGGCGCATAGAGTTTGGGATCGTATTCCGTGCCTTTGTGATTTTCGTCCATGCGCTCATAAAGAGCAGCCGTATCTACCGAAGGAGGATATATTTCGAGAACCGGATTTATCGGTTGCCGGACTTTCCATAACCAGTCATCGTTAATTACCCGGTTGCCGGTATCCAACTTCCCGTTAATAAATTCTTTCCATTCCGCATGTGCGTATTTGGTACTAATCGCTTCATCATCCGTCAGCGACATTGCAGACACGGATTTACGGGTGATACGGGATAACTGCTTCTCGGAATCGTGCGACTCTGTGTAGTTTACGGCTTCCTGTAATTCGGCTGTTGTTCTATGGATTACATCGGGGTAGCCCGTCACCTCAATCGCTTCTACATCTTCCACTGTCTCGGCAGCTTCAATATCAGAGAGTAACTTTTCTGATAGACCTATACAGATATCATTATAGTCTGCCATCTCATTGAGAGCTTCCAATAACAGAGATGATTTATACGAATTCCCGTTTACTTCAACCGTATCTTTTCGGGCACACTGGTCTTTTAGAGACAAACGGTCGTATGTATATACATCGTTGTCCTCTATGTAATAGTGCCGGTAGTCGGTGTTGTAGACTTCCTGACGCTTCAAGTCTTTTGCAGTTTGAAGTTTTTCTTCCGGTGTCGGTTCGGGAATAGGCGTCAATTGCATATTGAACACTTCTTCTACGGATGCACCTTCGTTTGCCTCTTTAAAGGCAATCTGTTCTTCTGTCAGCAAAACGTACTTTCCTGCAACGTAATCCTCCCATGTCGTGCCGATATCGTAGTTTGCTGTATCAAGCTTTTCCGGCATTGTGACATATATGTTTGCTGCGTCTTTTTGTATATATATATATTTACTCATATCGCTTATATTTGTTTTTATTCTTCGTAAGCCCAGTATCGGATCAGGACGGTACCGTCACCACCGTCACCTTCTGATCCACCACCGCCACCATAACCACCGCCACCATTTACTCCACTTCCTTTACCTTCTTCATAGTCAGATACTCCTGCTTTTCCATATGTTTCAACACCGCCACCTCCACCACCAGCAGCATTCCGTTTACCTGAAGATTCCCCAAAATCTCGAGTCGTATGACCTTGTCCTCTACCTCCTTCATGAGCACTGCCTCTTGATCCATTACCACCATCCGAACCGCCATTACCTCCTATAGAACCGCCTCCACCGCTACCTGAACCTCCATCTGAATGCCATGGATTATTTTCGGATCCATACATACTCCCTCCATAAGCTCTATAATTCGAGTTTAGAAATTGTGAGTATCCACCATCATTAGGTGGAGTACTATTAGAACTTCTACTACTTCCTTTGCCAACTATTATTGAAATTGACTGACCCGGTATAACAGGGATAGCATCACCATCTCTCCATCCGGATGTATCTTTTTTAAAGGTTTTTGTATATCCTCCAGCTCCTCCTGTATCTGTATATCCTCCATTGCCTCCGCACCCACCACCGACAAGAAACACATCGACCTCCGTACATCCAGGTGGAACCGTCCATGTGTAATTTCCTGCCGGATAAAACCGCTTCTGAAAGAATACTAACTTCTTACTTCCTATCGTCCTTCTTCTCAACATATCAATCCTTCTCTTTAACGGTTATTGAATACATGACACCACTCGTAGCGATCTTCAAAATAGACATCTCGAAAGGCACGCCGGAAGTAGTGGTAATAGAACTACCGGACATTGATCTAAAACTGCCAGTAGTAGGGATAGGCTGCGTAAAAGAAGCGGTAGGATTACAATCAAGATATATCTCTTCGCCTACATTCAATGCCCTTGCAGACTCATTTATCGACAGGTTTGAAGCGGAGGATAGGGTAGCCTTAACCAACCTCTTGTTTGTTGGTATATTCGCAAGAGTTGTGACAGCATTACTCCCTGTGCTGAAGTTTACTATATCATCCACCTTCTTCTTGTCCTCCGCCGACATATACCCCGCTGTGGTGGGGGTAGCGATAGGGGGAGTGCGGTATTGACCGTTGCTGGAGAGGTATTTTGTACCATCACCGTTATTAACAAGATTCATGGAATTCCAGGCACAGACATATGTTTTATCGTCTGTATAAACGGAAATCCTCTTTACATTTACTACTAAATTTGCATTTAACTCAAAGCTATTAAGTCCAGACATATTGATAGTCAACCCATATGACTCTTCATCCTTTGTCATACTAAAAGGGAAATACACAGTGTTAACACGTGCTAAAGACACTCTATTTTCATAAGCATCAACTACCTTTTGATAATTTTCCTCAGATAATGCACCACTTTCATTTGGAAATAAAGTTGTCAAGTCAAGATACTGATTACTCGCCACTATCTCCGACCACGCCCCATTGTTACGCCCGTAGGTTTTTCCGTCTTTTGGAGCATCTACCGTAATAGCCGCATCTTCTCCTGCTGGGCCTTGCGGACCTTCTGGACCTCGATCTCCTTTATCGCCTTTCGGGCCCTGTTCTCCCGTAGGACCTTGAGGGCCAGGATTGCCTTGAATACCCTGCAAACCTTGAGGACCTATATCACCTCTTTCACCTTGAGGTCCTTGAGGACCGGTATCACCTTTGTCGCCTTTTGGACCCTGAGCACCTTGAAGCGGACCATTGTTTTTCCACACGGAATTGATTGCATCATAAATATAAATGTCGTACGGAGCACCTTTACCAACGCCATAAGCATCACCAGTTTGTGGGGAAACTATTCCAGACTCTAATTCTTCCTGCGTGCTAAAATATCCAAGTACCTTAAAACCACTTCCCGTATCTCCTTTATCGCCTTTTACTCCCTGCTCGCCTTTAGGCCCAACAGGGCCTTGTGGACCAGTTTCGCCAATAGGTCCCTGCGGGCCTGTTTCTCCTTGAATCCCTTGTTCTCCTCTAAGACCTTGCGGACCAATATCACCCTTTTCACCCTTCAATTCTGCCTTATCTTCTTCCGTCAAATCAGAAAAATGCAATTTCAGCTCGTCTTTCTGTTCCGGCGTTAGATCGGAAAACTTCAACTTCAAATCATCGTAAGGGACAAGTACACGATAAGCTGTATCTTCTTCACTGGTGTACTTCCATTCAATGCCTGTGCTACCGGTACGGAAAACAGGAGTATCACCGGCAGTACCTTTCAGATCGGACAAAGCAACAAGATTCTGCCAATTACCGTCTGTATAACGCCATTGGATATAGGTTTTATCCTGATTTACCTGCAAGAATACTTCACGTCCATCTACACCCTTCAAGACAGACAGAGCAACACGTACAAGCTTGTATGTGCTACCCAATACTTGAAAGGCGGGAAGAGAGGACACACCGGTAAGTGAACTTACCTCTTCGTACTGCCCCGGATCTTTCGCCGTAGACGCAATCAAATCCTCCACCGCTGCCGCAATCTTCTGCAAGTCTTCCGGCGTGATCGTTGTCCCGTCTGATAATATGATATCTCCTGCTGCCATAGGTGTTAATCTATTTTATTCCTCTGTTCAAAAATTGATTTTGCATCCGCCAATGCCGCTGTATATATAGCCTCGCTATCTGCATCCGGTATAGACTTGTCAAATGATATATTCTTGGTCCCGTCTGCATTGATGATTATGTAGCCGAAACGAACATCTGCCTTCTTGACTGTACCCGTTACCGACTTTACGTTTTCCCCTTCATCCTGTGTGATATTGTACTGTACTTCGTAACCTGCCACATTGTTCAGGTATGTGCTCTTGACCACTGATGATACTTGTTCGAGTGCCATAACTTATTCCTCCTTATCTTTAGTTTCCACTTCTGTCGTTCCGGCTTCAACAGCCTTTGCTATAATGATTTTAAACGACGTACAGATTATTTTCATCATCTGTTGATAGTCATTATCTGATATTTCTATTGCCCCCGTTGAATGGTAGATGATATGTGCCAGATCATACATCGGAACGGATTCTGCGCTCTTGATTATCGCATCTCCAATTTCATGTGTCAAATCAGCCTTCTGAAACTTATCTACACCATATTCTACATTTAACTCTTTGAAATTTACTTGTTTCATAATGATTTGTTTTTTTTAATTATTTATCCTAATGAAATTTTTAATATATTTCCATCTCTCCAAACCATTCCCAATGATTTTGGATCTATGGTTGGAATTGAAGTAAGAATCAATCCTGTTGATAACGAACTTAAAATTTTTCCATTAACATCATGGACGGAAAATCCTGCTATCCCCATTGAATACCTGTATACTGTAGAACCAGAACTGCTATTTCTCAAATACATGTGTAAAGCTGGAATTGACTGATAACCAGAAACATTATCAAATTTAAATTCAGTCACTAATGAATTAGAATTATTAATCATTTTAAAACTTCTTTCTGAAGGGTCAATAACAAATCTATTTCCATTATTTGATGATTGAATTTTTCCAGTTATAGATAGATTCCCACCGATATCCCAAAAAACATTTTTCTTAGCTAACCATCCCGCACCATCATGCCCCAAACGTATAGCAGAATTTGCTCTATCTTCCCATGAGCTCCCCGCCCAAAATGCAGGACCTGTAATATCAGGAGACATACCCGCTAAACAGACAAAGGATGAATTAGAACCAGATCCCATTTCTATACGCCTATTTAACCTCATTTTGTTTGATCCAAAAGAATAAAATGCACCGGTTATATCTGTCACGGAATCTAATTCACCTTCAACACTATCAACTCTATTCCCTAAATTATTTATATTGATATTTAAACCCTCTGCTGTTTGATTAACAAAACTCTCACTTGCAAGTCCTTTTACAGAAGATGATATCTGGCTACTTGTCCAACTTGTTGTAGCATATCCAACTAAAGCTCCATCAACATAAGATCCCACCTCGGTTTGTATTTTACTACTTGTCCAGGACTGAGTAGCGTAATCCCTTCGTACAACTTGCTGGAATTCATCATATTCTTCCTTAAACGAAGTAAGTTCTGCTTTATCCGCCTTTAAAGATAAAGAGGTATCATATTTAGTATAAATTTTACCGGTCTCGGCATCAACATAATCTTTAGTTGCACGTAACTTAATTTCTTCTTCGTTTTGTGTGATTTGAGTTTGTAGATGTACAATAGCATCCGCAATCTCATCAGAAAACAGCCCTACACCATAAATAAGTATCTCACCAGTGAACCTCAGTTCAAAATCACCTTTCCCGTTCCATTTCCCGACCTTAGACAGCTTTTGATAGCTGTCGCTTTCCGATAGCTGCTCTTCATGATACAACTCGGTCCCCGGAATACCGAAACCGCAAGAACCGGGACGGAGCACCTTATAGAACAAAGAGAAAGAATACGTCTTTTCTTCTTCTTCCGTGTGATCCGGGATATTCATTATAGCATTCTGCTGAAGGATATACGTGTTCCTTATTCGCAGAACGTTTTGACCGTTGTCATTATAAATATCGGCAACTTGATCCTTTTCTACATAGAAGCTACCATCCAGCCAAAGATATTCTCCACCTACATTGATAAAATGAACGTTATTTGCGGCTGTCCAATAGTTTGTATTCTGGCTGAAAGAAGAGTTTACAAGGATGTTACCACCTTCTGCGGATATGTCGTTACGGATGCCATCAATAAGGCTTTCAAATTTGCCGTTCATGGCAATAAAGGTCTGCTCAATGGTATCTCCATTTTGAAGAATGAATGTCGAGTTTTCAACGTATATCCCGTTCAAATAAGCCCCATAACCAGACAACTGATCGCCTCTCTGTGTCCTGATTCCTGTCAGGTGTCCAATACGGGCTTTCAACTTGCCTTCGGTGCTGGCATCAGTAATACCATCGTACACATCGATAAATGGCGCACCGCTATCGGCCGTTGTCAGATATATCAATCCCTGCCGGTCCGTATCTTCATTGTTACCCCAACGAAGGGCAAAATCTCCGGCTTCCGGTTGCCCTGTCCCTTCTATCAGAGGAATAGCTATATCAAAATAGTCACTGTCTACACCGATACAACGTCCGAAAAGATACTTGATACTGGTCGTTCCCGTCCGTGTCTGTATTCTGACACCGTCACCCTTACGCAGGTTCATAAGCATAAGACCATCCATATCGTCCATATAACAGCGATAACGGTCAGACATCACTTCTACTCTGGCTATTTTGTTGATGTCAGAAACAATCTGGCTACCTCCTAAACCGTAAATCTGGGAATAAACAATCTCGTAAGCAGTGAATGTCTTTCGAATAAAGAGGTTGTCCATCTCCCCGGTGGCCGTCGGTGTGTCTATCTGCCATCCCCAACCGGTAAAACCGGATGCAAAAGTTGGCGATCCGGTATTGCCCCCCACATAGATATCACTCCTCACACGAAGCGAATCCAATATGGCGGCGCCCGTACTCTGGATCTCCCAGCCTTTACCTTCCCAGCCATCTATGAAAATGGAAGAGCCAATCTTCTTGTCGAAAAGGATATTTCCGTGGGCGGTATCGTCGATATCTTTGCGAAGGAACATATCATTTACCTCGACCAGTAAGCCATCCGTGGCATCAGCTATTTCTTTAAGCGTCCGGAGTGCGGAAAAGACATTTGTATCGGAAGGGATAGTCAAGTCGTTCAACTTAATGATATCAACATTGATTCCTCCCTCTCCCTGGATAGGATTCAAGTCTAATCCGTCCAACTCCCGAATCAAGTCGTTCAGCACCGTGTCATGTATTTGTCCAGTAGTCGTTGCTCCCCACACCTCTGTATGTGGCTCCTGTACCGGAATCAGCAAGTCTGGAGAAAGAGTTGGTTTTGGGAACTCAGCGAGACGTGGGGGTAAAAAAAAAGTGTCGCCGGTCGGGATCGGGATAACTAAGTTCTCCGGCAGGTCGGTACGGCGTTGGATGTCCAAGTACGGACGACCATCCGAAAGTCTATAAGTAAAGGAATAAGAGACAGGAGGATTTGCGCTATCGGTCTTGGCATTACTGGAAGTGAAAACGATCCTATACAAACCACTAAGTGTATATACATACTTACGAGAAGCGACAAACATGTCTTGCAACCAGCGGGCTTCTTCGGGAGTTAACATCCCCGTATTTCGCGTAAGTAGCCGGTTCGTATCAATCCGATATTCTTCACTTTCATCCCCGAATACAGCCAGATTGTGCGTATATTCAGGATCATCCTTCAATGCCCCGTATGCCCGCAGACTGTCAATTCCGCCCAAGCTATTCTCAAACAAATACCAATTTTCATCTTCCCCTTGCTTTTCGCTAGCTACATACCTCTGCACATAAGACAAACGCGTCCCAGACGGATTTTCCACCCATACATCATAATACATCGGGCGTTTACCAGCAAATTTACCGGCAATAACTGCATATTGCAGATTATAGGAAACACAAGTCCCTGAAGATTGCCCAGATAAGGATATCGTACTATTTGTACCATCTTCCCAATAAGCACGAAGACGAACAGTACAATCTTCGGGGGCATAGTAAGTTAGCCATTCCGGACTATAATATGTAACAGCCTTTTGTGTGGGTTGCCAAGTAAGAAAATTGCCGGTAAGGAACTGGGTGGCAGATTCATTCAAATGCATTTTCCCGCTGCGTATGCAACGAAATGTATAACTATCTTCACCATAAGCAACCGTGAAATCTTTCGACAAGTTCGGTTGTATGAATATGTCTGAAGATGGAAGCGTAAAAGACAAGTGTGACTTAACCACTTCCGTGAGACCTATATGAATGAGATTACCGTTCCCCGGATAAAAGGTCTCTTCCAAAACAATAGCTCCTGCCGCCCGAAGAACAACCGAAACAGGGTCCACACTTTGCAGGACTAGTTCCTTAAGGTTGCCGCTCATCGAGAGACTGTCGGGTTTCTGTACGGTTACTATTGCCATATTAACAAGAAAAAGGGTTAGTGTTTGCGTTGCTAATTATGAACACAAATATAAAAAGTCCATTCGGGACAATTAAGGACAAAAACGGGTAACGCGAAGAGAACCGCATATCACGCATGTTCTTCCGTCAAACGTCAGCCCTATAGGGTAACGAGGGGGGGGGGGGCAGGGGGCGAGGAAGAACATTTCGGCGAACTGTATCCCTCCAAAACAAATGAAAGCCGGTAGAATAGTCGACCTAATCCTACCGGCTTTACCAAACTATCTATCCGATATACCCCATCACTCAACGTCAAGAGCTGCCGGCGCACCCGGTTAGATCCATAAAAACTGGAGGCTCATACCGCTCCAAATAAAGACGATCTATCGCTTCATGGGAAAAACCGTATCCTATCATATTCACTCCCATCCATTGATCCCGTCTGGGCTATAATCCGGGAAACATTCAGCCATGGGCGTATCAAGCAAACTACGGATGAACAGCTCGTGCGAAGCGATGATTGCATTCGTGATCCGTTCTACCACCGAATCAGACAGTTCCGGGAGCAGCATCGCCGCTTCGGCTACATAGATACCCGGTTCCTTCGACCGCACGCTCGACATCATCTTTATATCCGGATGTTCGCGGTGGATATCCTCCAGGTCGCGGAGTGCACAGGAGGATATACCGACTAGCCGAGTAAATAGTTTAACCATCCGGCGGAGCGAAGCACACGCGTCCTGCGCGCCCAAAAGCGACTGTTCATAGTCGTTTACCATATCCTGAAGGTCTTTCCCCTCCGTGTTGCGTTCAGCCTTCAGTACTCGCAAGGCACGGAACAATTCATTTTCCAGGCTTCTGTAGTTAGCCGAGAGCAAATATTTATTCTCTTTCATTTTGTATTCTTTTTTGAGTGTATAAAAATTCTTTAGGGTAGTAGCTGCTGCACGTCTATCCCAAAGATACGATTGTTAATCTTCCGGAAAAATCCGTGATATTTCCGAAGTGCCATAGGAAGCCAGAGCGTCGTAATACGCCCGCCCATCCATATATTCGTCCACTATTTCAGAGCGTGTAGCATGGTCGCCCAGCTTTAAGGCGATTTCCTCAAAGGCGGCATCCGGAATGGAATAGTAGACTTCATCGATATAGTCCGAATGCCCTGCCATGCCTAAGATGGCAAAGAATACAACTACGAAAAGAAGACCCTTCACAAGGGCTGACAATCCCGGCTTTACGGGAACGGCTTCCAGGGTGGAAGCGGTTGCGTTGGTTGTTTTGTTCATACTGAATGACTGTTTCGCTATTAGACAGAAAAACGGCTGTCATTTCCCGTCGCGAAACAGTCACTCAGTACCAATCGGTAAAAAGTAATCAAGGAAAGACAGCCGCAATATTTTATACAAGCATAAAAAAAGCCCGTATCATGATTCGAGCTTAACCGAGCCCGATCGGCACTAACTTAGTGACTGATTCGCACTGCAAATATGGGAATTATATTTGAAGTTCACAATAAATTCGTATAAAAATTTAATTGTTTTTTTTCAATAACCCTTCTAATATTTCCACTTTTTTTATAAAGAAATCAACAACATCTTGCTGCTCCTTTAAGAACCCTTTATTATTTTTCAAGCAATGCGGACAATATTCAATGTTCATATCAAAAGTCTTTCCGCATCCACATTCGGACACCTCTTTCTCGCCTACAAATAGACCTTTTTTTGTTTTTACATTACGAATGTCAGGTAAATTATGAAGTTTTGTACATATATCTTTCATAAATACAAGATCATCTGATGTATAAATAGCCTTATCTGCCGATAATAGCCGAATCAATATATTTTTTGTCACAAGATGATTACCTATTAAAGAACAGATATGCTTCGCTGAAAAAAGATTTGATTCAACTATAATGTTTGAGATTTCAACTGGACGTTTCAAAAGACCAGCATACAAGATATTCGCAGCCGATTCAATATCTATAGACTGAAAATACGGCTTAATACACTCGAGAAATAAGGATTTGCCTTCCGGATCTATATAAGAACCGAGCAACTCCACGTATTTATTCAAAAGTGATTCCCCGATTTCAGGTATAGGTATAGTTTTTATGACTGCCCAATCATCCTCCGAAGGAAGTAATTTTTTTTCGTTTATCTTAGATACAATGAAGACTTTTTTAGTCTGTATCATCAAATCGAAACCACAAATACCTTCAATCGCAGGGTCTGTTTCATCTATTAACATATTCTCCATAACGCATCCTATTACATGTTTAAATACTTGGGAACAAAGATAACAACAAAATCGTACCCTACTGCTATTCAGCAAATAAAAAAGTCCCGACCTTTCCGGGGCGGGGCGTATTAATAAAAGCTCTATAAATTGATAGCCAAAAGTTCTTCTCCTAATTTATGCAAGGCTGTTTCTATTTTTAAGGATTGCGATGGGCGTGGAGAACGAGCGCCTGAAGCGTAATGCCATAACTGTTTTTGGTTGATACCCGTTATACGTTCCAGCCCTGCCTTCGTAAATACGCCTGAATAAAACTCTAATAACGACTTGACATCCATTTTAAAAGAAAGGCTATATTCCCCTTTCAGTTCTTTCGGGATTTCTCCCCCATACTCTTTACATTCCTCTACCAGCAAATCAATCGCTTCGATGATACCGCTTTTGATTTCATCCACGCTTTTCCCGGTAGCCACCACGCCGTCCACCTCTTGCAAGTATGCAGAATAGTTGTTTTCAGTTCTCTCGATGATTACATTCAGATTTTCCATGTCTTATTTTGTTTGTTGTTTCCTCTTGTTTTCCCCCATCAGGAAAACAGGACCGGCCAAAGCCCTGTTTTCACTAAGGATGGAAATTAAATCTTGTCAAAATCCGATTCTTTCAAACCAGCTTGCCTTAATATTGATTTTAACGTGCCAGTAGCAAGGTCGTCATTCGGATTTCCCGGAACAGGAATAGGTCGGGGTGCTCCCTCTTTCCTGTATATCCAATGGTCGCCCCTGGTTCTGACATGCTTCCACCCATTCGCCTCTAAGAGAGCCGTCACGGCTCTTACCTTTTTGGTATTCATTAGCTAATGAGTTTAATTAAACGTATGTCCTTTTTCGAACTTTGGACGGCACAAAGATAACTATTTTTCTATCATTTGCAATCGAATAATAACCATTTTTCTACTGTATAAGATACAGATTATGCAATATCAAAAAAATCCGTGATATTTCAGAGAGTCCATAGGACATGTAAACCTTAATCGCAATCAAACAGTATATTGAAAAAATCCTGTTTGGACAGTCCAAGGTTTCGAAGAGCGTTTTTTATAATAAACTCCGGAACCGGGATAACATGCGTTTGTACGATAATCGACCTGGTCAAATCTTTTCTTACCCATTTTTCGTGCCCGCCTTCCGTGCCGACATGCTTACAACCTGCCTTCCGAAGAAATTCCCTATAATCCGATAAAGAAACGTTGCTCAACTTCCTTGTAGACATATCAAACAAATTCAGGGATACCTATTTCTTCACTGTATTTCACGTAATCCTTATTACGGGCTATATCCCTGAAAGCGTCATTAGTCTGTAGCATTTTGTCGAACGATGGGGCTTTGATCTTCTTTTGCTTTTTGCTTTTAATCGTCCAGCCGTGTTTTTTCAAGTCGTCATATAGGGATCTTTTATTGATGCAGTAAGTAAAGTGCATTTCAAATGTTTGCTCGAAAGCCTTTCGCGCATCTTCTTCATTTTCTCCATACGCCGAAAGATCTAAAGCCGGGCAATACACTATATATGCTCCATCTTCTTGAAACATATACATTTCAAGTTTTGCCCGTATGGTCGATCCACCCGTTGTAAATTGTCCTGAAAAAACTAACATAATATATCGTAATGTTATCTTGTTGTTATCGCAAAGATAATCCTTTTCAGTATCAAAAATAATAATATGTAATAATATTTTGTTGGTATTTTGTTTTTTACATGGATATCCGTGATATTCCATAAGCCACATAGGCGCAACTGGGTTGTTATGAAAAACAGTGATATCTCCGAACCTCCATAGGCCCGCCATCAGGCGGCCGGATCCTTTCGCCTGTATCGGTATAAGGACCGGAACCGGAAGCCGTCCAAACGTTGCTTTGATTTGTCGGCTGCTTTTTGCGACTTCTCATTCCGCTTCTTTGAAAACGCAGCCTTTCCAACGACTTCTGGAGAGACGACACGCGCCATTGCATCCAGCCATGCACCTAACAGGGCTTCGTACTTCTCCAGATAAGCGGCACGTTTGTTTACAGGAATCCGGGTAATGTCTTTTGTTACCTGCAAGCGGTGACGGTCGAGCGTTTCCGCTCCCCTTTTTTCCGGCTCCCTACTTTGTAAGCGGTAAGCTGCTACCGCTTTTTCTTCCAGATCGGAAAAAAGCGGTGATATTTCCGTATTGCCATAGGCTACTATCGGGGTTTCTCCCTGCTTTTGCTCATTTATTATATCCTCCATAGTATAATATATAGAAGAATAACGGGATATAAAGGATAATGATTTTTCCACGCTGTTACCCTCTGCAAGCAAATCGACACGGCGCAAAAACTCTTTAACCGCTTCATGGTTGATCATCGGGAAATCTTGCGGTTTCGAATAAAACGGAACAGTAACGGAACGAAAAAACGGATCATGCACCAATTCGCGCAAAGCCTTGCAGTTTTTTTGTATGGTTTTGGACGTATGCCCTTTTGCAATGTTGTTTCTAAGTGCACAAATTATTTTATGAAATTCATCGGATTGCTGAAATACTTTAATATCGGGATTCTGTGATATTTCGGAATCTTCATAGGCGGCCGAAGGCGTTTCGACCGGTTCGGGTTGATCTGCGGCTGAAGCTGATCCGGTCGGCTGGATCGGATCCGTAGGCAATGCCCGGCGCAACTGGGCTAATTCTTTTTCCAATCGGTTCGCCCGGGTTTGTTCTGTGTCGGCAAACTCATCGTTTCCGATACTCCGGTAAAATTCGGCGTTCTCGGAAGCATTCGTAAACGCCCGTTCTTTTTCCGCAATCATTTTATTAATCGCCTGTTTGTCTCCGCTTTCCTGCAACTCTTCTAACGCGGTATTCTTTACAAGCTCACATACAGCATAAGGGGCAACCTGTTCAGCCTCCACGGATGGAGCGAGCAACGCCCGCACATTGTCCGCCTGTTTTTTGCTGAATATCCAGCCGGCACGCTTTGTTCCTTTGTGCTTTAACGACGGGTTAAAATGTCCGCCGAGGCTCTTTAATTGGTCTTTGACGGTTTTAGTGTCGCCAAATACGGCTATCGCCTTTTCGGAATAGTCCACGATTTCGATAGCGTTAGAAACCGGTGATATTTCCGTATCGTCATAGGAAGCCGTGGCGGCTGTTTTCTTTTCCGGACGGGTCGGCCGGGTCGGTTCTACGACCTGGTACGGCTTGCCTGATTCTCCGATGTTCATCCAGCAATAGAAATTTGTATCAAAATAATCTATCATCCCGTCACAATCAGAAAAACGATAAGAACTAACAAAGGCGTGTATTTTTGCGCAAACGGCTAACATTTCATCTGTTATTCTCCCTTTATCTTGTTCGCAAAATCCGCTTATAGAGCTTTCGAAACTATGGGGGTTACCTTCGCAAAGTGCCTGTATAGGACCGGAAATAATAGTTATATAAAGAGTGTCGGCAATCATTCCCCATTTTGAGCGGACGGAAAATTTAAAGCCCGGAAACTCTTTTTTTAAGAAGGCGCGAACCTTCACGGCTATTTCCTTTGCGCCTAATTTCTGGTCGTAGTTTGATCCAGCCCAACCGTTTTGCGTGTAAAATTCGTATTTATCCGATTCCGACGCTTCCGGATCTTCCAACGTTTGCGGATCATCAAAATATTCAAATTCAAAATCTTCCTGAGTCAAGGAATAACCGAACATGTCACAAAAATAATTTCTACCCTGACCTATCTCATTATCATTAAAAGCCCATTTCCCCGGCTCCAGTTCTACCGCTTTGATAGGAGATTTTTTTACTATATCATTGAAAAAGCTATAGCTTAATTCGTTTAATTCTCTCTTGATTGTTAATACCGTGTTGTAAGTTGTTGTTTTCATGACTTTAATTTTTTATTGTTGTTGTTTTGTTTATTATTATGATGCAAATGTAATGGTTTGTCTTTACTACGCAAAACAATCGTACAAATAAACTATTCCTTTTAACAATGTTTTGCAAAAATATATCATTACTATCTGTCGTATAAACGTATTTTTGCAATACAATTCCTTTACAAATAAATTTATTGCTATCTTTGCGTCAAAATAAAACATTATAGAAATGAATAGAATAGAAGAAATTTTAAAAGAAAGAGGAATTAAAAAGGCTGAATTTGCAGAGTTAATGAATACATCTAGGCAAAATATTAATTCGCTCTTTAAAAATCCTACGAACTCAAAATTAAAAGAAATAGCCACCGCCCTAGATGTTCCCATCTGGCAGCTATTCGCATCCCCTGAAGATGTTGCAGGTAAAGAAGAATTAACCGCCCTGATCCGGTTCCGTGGGCAGCTTTACCAGGCGGATAGTATAGGAGATTTGGAAAACGTTGTAAAATGGATTAGGGAAGAGGGGGAGAGATGAAAGAGGAAGCAAATAAAGCCAGGCGAGAAAATCGCCCGGCTTTATTTATCTTATGCAAACCGCAAAATTAACCCCGGATCAATACCTAATTTTTCATATAGCCGTTTTGCTAAACGCATGGAAACCGGCCGTCTACCTGTCATTATCTGGCTAAATGTTGATTCTTTGACATCCAACAGATCGGCTGTTTGACGTTGTTTTAGGCTACGCGCTTTCATCTCCTTCTCAATCGATTCTATCAACGGATTTTTAAATACAATCGCCTTTGCCTTATAACACATAGATTCGTAATCGGCACACATAACACCTACCCGGCCAATCTCCCGCGTATATGCATTATCCGCCTCCGGATCATCCAGCGCACCGCATTTAGTAGCCTCATTAATAAGGCTGTTTAAATATAGCTTAACTTTTTTGTAAACAATAGGCGATGTTATCGCGGTTATATCTGCAAACTTTATTTCCATAACAAAACCCTTT